CAGTTTCACATTAGATTTATCATCAGCACCAATTTCATTTAATATTTTAGATGCAACAGGGTTAGTTAGATACAACAATGGAATACAGCATCAAGCAGACGATGGTACAACAACTTCAGGTGCCGCGGCACAAGGTAAATCTGCAGGCAAAGTTGTGTTTACTGTTCCAACAGATGCACCAGATACTTTATACTATGGTAATTCAACTGGTAGTGTAAGAGGAACTATAAACATATCTGATCCAATTGCAGTAGATGCAACGTTTGCAAAACTTACTGCAACAGGTGTAACAAGTTTGCAAACAGTTACAGCAACCGCACTTACATTAAATGGCAACGGTACGGTTACAGGAGACTTAGCAGTCCAAGGAAAGTTGACAGGTGATTCATTAAGTGTAAATGGATTAGGTGTTGCTGAATTTAATGCAGGAACAAATATTGTTTTACGTGCAGGAAATAAATTAGATTTTATAATAAATGATGCTATTGTAGGAAAAATTGATAGTAGCGGATCAACAGTTGCAGTAGTAGACACAACAATCAATAATACAACTATTGGTGCTACAACAGCATCAACAGGAGCATTTACTTCTGGAACCGTTGCTAACCAACCAACAACAGCAAATGGCATAAGTAATAAGAAGTATGTAGATAACACATCAACAGCATTAGCGATTGCACTTGGGGTATAATTAATGGCAAAGAAAAAGATTAATAATTATAAGTTTAAACCAGGAATAGGTTATACAGACAACCTATATCCAAACGCTTATGCACTTTTAAATTCAAACAAAGCATTTTTACAAGCAGAAACTGGACAATTCATAACTTCTAGAGTAAGCGATGCTACAGCATTTCAAGCAGATCTTGTTTCATTAATTGACGATCTAGAACAAGAAATGGTTTTAGGAACTACTGCTACACAAAGACTTTGGGGATATATTGAAAATCAAAAAAGTATTAATCAAAAAACTGTACGTAAAAGAACTATACAAAGATTAAAAACCGGATTAGCGGCACTTAGCAATGTTACTGGAACTTATCAAACAGCAATGGAAAATGCTGTTGACGAGATAGTAGATATTGCAACCAACGGTTGGGCAAGTGCAACAGCATTAGTAACTTCAGAGAGAACTGGAGAAACAGAAGTTAACATAGGTCTTGCTGTAACAAGAATGAAAAACAATAGAGCATTCATGATTGCTGAAACAAAAGCATTTATGGATGTAGACACTCCTGGTAATACTGTAACTACAGCGGCAACTTTTGAAACTGAATTAGGTATATTAATAGACAGTATTTGTCAAGATGTATCTACAACAGCAAATAATTTGACTAAGACATGTAATGAAGAAATTTATGTAAACACTACACCAGCAAATAGATCACTTTTAAGTGATGGATTAACAAGACTTGCTACAGTAATTAAACAAGTCGTTGAAGGTGCTACGGTTACCCGTACAACAGGAAATACTTTAACTCAAGACACAAGTGGTACAAGTGCAAATACAGTATTAGGTGATAGGTGTAGAACACATATTTTAAACACACAAACAGTAGTTGCTAACGGTACAACGTCAAGTTTACCAGGAACAGTTTATCCAAACTATAGTGATGAACCTGCACAAGGTCAATCAGCCGCAACTGATTTAGAAAATAATAAAACCACTGTTGCTACAAATATTAATGCTTTTTACAACTATACATTTAATCAAGCAAAGTGTGAAAGAGATACAGGATTAATTATTAATTCATACTTATTTGATTTAAGATATGGCGGTAATCAAAAAACATACGAATATGCAAGTAAGTATTGGGAACAAGATGTAGCACAAATAGATGGCACACGTTATCCTGAAACAGATACTCATACATGGCTGACAGAACTTATTCGAGATTATGTTTTTAATAAAACAACATATCCAAATGAACAAACAGGAACAACACAAACTATTACTGGAACCGATGCAGAAACAGGTGCAGATACTCCAATTACAGATTTAGGTTCTTTAGTAGTAACTACTATAGAAGGTGGGTTAAGTGCAAGGCCAGCATTTGTCGATACTGGAGCAGGATATGTTAAATTTCCTGGCAATTATGATTCTAGCGATATATTATTAATTACAAATACAACAGATAATGAAGTTATATATTCGTTCAATGATACAAATAGTGGAGGCGTAACAGAACTTGCTACGTCTTTTGTAAGTACTAATGATTATGCATATACAGAAGATGAGGACTTTCCGTCATATTTGCAAACCACAGATGCAATTACAAAAGTTTATTTAAACAAAAGTACTGCAAGTATGCTTGCACAGGATAAGTTACAAATTTATGTTGATACAGATGAATTAATTATTAGACCATTTGAATTCGGTACAGATGCTATTGAAAGAAATAGAACTGCAGAACCAATGTCCATGCTTGACGCTGACTTTGAATACGGACTTCAACCTACCAAGTGGAGTGCTATTGCAACAATGCGTGGTTATCCTTCAGTATATGAAGTACCAGGTACAGAAACAAGTGTTATATCAATAATTTCAGATAGCAGTGCAGGAACAGCAGGAGTTGGTAGTTCATTAATTACAGTGACAACAGCAGGTGCTCATGGATTTGAACTTGGCGATGCAATTACAATAAAAGGTTTAAAACAAGACGTACAAGGTTACAGTAGAGCAGAAGGTGCATTTATAATAATTTCAGTACCTAATGCAATTAGTTTTCAATATTATGCAAAAGCAAAAGTTGGTACAAGTGGAAATGTAAACGTAGTAGCAGAAGCAACACAACTAAGACAAGCAGGATTTTATACAGGTGCTAGTATTGGTGTTCCAGCGTTTAGTGTTGAAAGTAATGGTAGTGCAGGTACAATAAGACCAGCATTGGCTGTTGGATCAGGCGAAGATGTTATACCATTTACAGTTACAGTAGGTTTAGCACCAGAAATTGGTGCTCCATTAACAGCATCAACAGGAATTGCTTTAGGTACACAGGTCACTGGTAAAGTAGGCACAGGAGGAGTTGCAGTAACTCCTGTTGTAACAGCAGACTACGGACCAGGAACAACACAAGTTGATGTTCAATCAACTTCAGGTATTCAACAAAATATGGCGGCTAACAAAGGTGACGGCACAGCAACACTGGTTAACACTGTTGTCGGAAATACAATAACATTTAGTGATGCTACAACAAATGATATCAAAGGTAACTATGTCCAATACACAGCGGTTGAAGGACAAAATGTTGTTAGTTTAGGTTTTGGTGCTACATTCGATGTTAGTAGAGCGTCTGGAAGTTATACTATAGATGCTATTGTAAACTCAGGGCAAGATTATGAAGTAAATGATGTACTAATTATTCAAGGTGAATTTTTAGGTGGCGTAACACCCACAAACGATTTAAACATTACTGTCCAAAGTGTAGATACAGGTGGAGAAATTTTAACTACTTCTGTAAGCGGAACTGCATTTAATGGCACAGGAAACTTTGGTAATGTTACAGGTGATTATCTTAATGGCAATGGTAATGGCGGTTTATGGAACATAGGATATACTAATAACGTTTATTCTAATGTAACACTAAGCAATCCAAGTTACAATGCACAAACAGGTACAGTAAGTGGCGGAACAGGTACAGGTGTATTATTAGACTTTACTATTCTAAATGGCACGTATTCTGTATCAATTGATCCAGCAGAAGCAGGAGTTACAGGATATAGTGTTTATGATGTTATAAACGTTGCAGGTACAAGTTTAGGTGGTACTACACCTAATAATGATGCCCAGGTAACAATTACAAGTGTTGATAGTAACGGATTTCCTACAGGTGCAACTGCAACAGGTAACGGCGCGGCGGCATCTAATAATTATGTTAATGTAACATATAGCACAAATAATTCAGGTATAGGTGCAAGTGTTAATGTAGGGACTAATGGAACAACGTATATACCAACATTTACAGTAACTGGTACAGGATTTGCACAAAATGATACAATTACAATATTAGGTACTCAAGTTGGTGGAGCAAGTCCATTAAACGATATTTCAATTACAGTAGATACTGTTGATACAGGTGGAGAAATTTTAACTTTTACAACATCAGGTACAGCAGTAGACAGTCATTCTTATAATGGTATTGCTAATGGTGTAAATTTGGTAGGTAGTGGAGCAGATTTTGATATTGTTATAAATGGACTTCTTGAAACTTATGGTGTGACAGTAAATACCGCAGGTAACAATTATGCACCTAACCAAACAATTAGTATTCCAGGCACACAATTAGGTGGTGCTACTCCGGATAACGACCTAACAATTACAATAACAGATGTTGACAATGATTCTACTCTTACAGCAGGAGGCATTTTAACAGTAAATGCTACAGGTACAGCAATCAAAGCAACCTCAGGTTATGCAGTTGCAGACCGACTAAAAATAAACGGTAGTGCTTTTACTGGAGGTGCAGATACAACCAACGATGCAATTATTGAAATTACAGGTGTAGACGGTACAGGTGGAATAACAAACTTTACTACAACTGGTACAGCACCCGATGGTGAACAAATTTATAATGCGATAGCAGGTACAGCAAGTTTAAGTGGTACAAACGCTACATTTGATGTTACAAGAACAGGTACTACATATACAGCGTCTGTGAATAATCCAGGAACTAACTATGTTTCAACTGAGACCGTTGTTATTTTAGGAACGGCCTTAGGAGGCGCAACACCTGCCAACGACTGTACAATAACAATAGATTCAGTAGGCGGTAGTGGTGAAATAACAGTAATTCAAACTGCAGGTACTGCGGCAAATACAGGATTATTAGCAGAACAATCAGCAGGCAGTATTATTGGTAATGGTGCAACTTTCAATGTTGCTTTAGCCGCAGGAAATTATACGACTACACTTGCACAAGCAGGTAACGATTATTATCCAGGACAAAAATTCAAAGTACTTGGTAATTTATTAGCGGGTGCCACACCAGCAAACGATTTAACAATTACTATTGCAACCGTAAATGCATCTGGAGGAATTTTGACTGTAACAGATTCAGGTTCAGCAAGTACAGATGTTGCTAGTTTTGCAAACGTTTCTGCAAACGTAGCAAGTTCAACAGGTAATGGATTAAGTTTAGATATTTTAAGAGATGGTACCAATGCTGATAGTAGTATAGGAACATATACATTTAGTTTGAATTCCGGAGGTGGTAATTATCAAATAAGTGATAAAATTAAAATAGGCGGAGAAAATTTAGGTGGTCAAGGTAGCATTCATGATGTACTAATTGTAGTAGACACCGTAGATAGTGCAGGAGTAGTACAAACATTTACAGCAACAGGTGATGCTTTTGCAGGTACATCTTTAGATTTATATAGTACAGTTACAGTTGATACTCCAACTACTGGTACACTAGCAACTTCATTAGACATAACGTTTAGTGCATTGGCTACATTGAGAATTAATTTTGATTCAGCACACGGTTTAGTACCAGGTGATACATTTATAACCACAGTTGATTCAGACGATGGCAGTAACAATCACGATTTAGCGGCAGGATCTTTTATTGCAACAGCAGTGCCAAGTGCAACTTCACTTACATTTACGGCTAGAGCGGCAGGAAGTATTGACGCCGCAAGTGATAATATTAACGGTACAGTATATCCAAGACCAGATTCTTTCTTTATACATAGACCATTTGACGGAGGTGTACAATTAGGTACAGGTGGTCCTCAACATGGAGCACAAGCAATACGTCAAAGTAAAAAGTATATTAGATATCAATCAGGTAAAGGTATCATGTATACAACAGGTGCATTGTTTGCTCCAAGTTATGACTTGAGAAGTGTAACAGCAAGTGGTGTAGAAATTGGTGCAACAATTACTGTAACTTGTGATGATAACGATCATGGTTTACAGATTGGTTCAAGAATAAAATTAATTGGGATTGAAACTGTAGGATATAACGGAACATATACAGTTAATGATGTAATTGATGAGCGAACATTTGAAGTTACAAATAATTTAAACAGACTAGGTAACACTACTGCGGTTTTAAGTTTTGGTGCTCAAATGTCAACATATCAATGGCATGGTGCAACAGTCCGTTCAGGAGTGTTTGACGATCAAAACGGAATTTATTGGGAATACGACGGTACTAATTTACTATGTTGTCAGCGTACTTCAACAAAACAAATTTCTGGTACAGCATCTATAACACCAGATACAAACACTGTTACTGGAACAAACACAAGATTTAGAGATCAATTAAAAGCAGGTGATAGAATTGTTATACGTGGTATGACTCATGTTGTAAGTGCAGTAACAACACAAACTTCAATGACAGTCACACCAGATTATAGAGGTGTTAGCACAGCAGTAGGTACTAAAATATGTTTAGTTGCTGATAAAAAAGTTAGACAAAAAGATTGGAACTTAGATAGAATGGACGGCACTGGTCCAAGCGGTTATAATTTTGATCCTGCTAAAATGCAGATGATAGGAATTGAATACTCATGGTATGGTGCTGGTTTTATTGATTATATGGTGCGTGGTGCAGACGGTAACTTTGTATATGGACACAGAATTAGAAACTCAAATGTTAACACTGAAGCATATATGCGTTCAGGTAACTTGCCTGTGCGTTATGAAATTACTAACGAAGGACAAAATGGTAAACTAAAAACAGGTATAGATTCAACACAAACTAGTATACCATTAGACACAGTTGACTTCTTTCCAACTTCAGGAACAGTTTATATTGACAACGAACTTATTAGTTTTACAGGTACAGACACAGCAACAAATAGTCTTACAGGTTGTACAAGAGGCGCAACACTTACAAACTTCCAAGCAGGTGCGGCACGTAGTTACACAGCAGGAAACGCGGCGGCACATGATGCTAGAACAGGTGTAATTTTAATTAGTAACACAACAACGCCACTAATATCACATTGGGGATCAGCGTTTATAACAGACGGTGGCTTTGATGAAGATCGTGGTTACATTTTCTCTTACACAGAACAAGCACTAACAGTTACAAATGTTAGACAAACAGCATTTATGATAAGACTAGCACCTAGTGTTTCAAACGCTATTATTGGTGACTTAGGAGATAGAGAATTACTTAACAGAGCACAGTTACTATTAAGTTCTCTAGAAGTTACGTCAGAAGCAAACGCAACAGGTTCTATTGTTATAGAAGGAATTTTAAATCCGCAAAACTATCCTACAAACCCTGCACTGATAAGTTGGACAGGATTAAGTGGACTTGCCCAAGGTGGACAACCAAGTTTCGCACAGATTGCATCAGGTGGTGGTATAACATGGTCAACTGGTGCTACTACAACTACAACGAACATTACTGCACAAGCAGGTGTTAATGCAGTTCTTGATTCAGGTATATATAGATCAAGAAACGGAAGTAGATATATCTATGTAAATGGTTCAGACTATAGAGCAACATTTGGAACAGATAGTACAGATCCTGTATTAGGTAAAATAATTACAGGAAATAATATAAGAAATAATACAAGAATTGATGGTGGATATATTTCTTCAAGCGGAAATTATGGCTACTTGTTCTTATCACAGACACTAAGTGGAAACATTAATCAGAATACTAGTAATGCAATGACTATTACATCGCATGGTACATTAACAGATGCTAACTTTGCATATATTTCTAAAGCAAGTTGGGAAGCAAGTGGCGGTAGAGACGGTACAGCAGTAAGTTCAACAAGTTCATCTCCAAGTTGGCCTGCCAACACAGTTATTAACAAAATTGAATTGGTGGACTTTGCTGGTACAGAATATTACTTAATTGAATTTAACAATGCCGCTAGTGGAGATTTAACAGCAGGCAGTGGTACTATTACACTTGAATTTAGTTCACCACCTTACGGACAACCAGGTGAAACAGTTCTATCATTTATTGCACAACCAGGTTCTCGTGCTGATTTAGATTTAACACAGTTGAAAGAACTTACAAATACTACATTAGGTGGTAGAGGTACTTTTCCAAATGGTCCAGACGTATTAGCAATTAATGTGTTTAAAACCACAGGTACAGATGTTGAAGCAAACATCATTCTACGTTGGTCTGAGGCTCAAGCGTAAATATTAAAATTTACAATACAACGAGGATTGTCAGTTGGAAATCCACCAGAGTGTAAAGTTTCTCCGTCAAATAAAACAATGCGTCCTTTTTTAGGAGTTACTTTTTTTATAACTTTTTCCTTTTCAAAAAATACAGTATCACCATCACTATCATTTACATAATAAATTAATCCTAAATGTTTTTCAGGTCGATCTGTATGTGGAGCATAAAAGTCAAGTTTTGTTTTATGGGGGACTGTAATAAAGAGCCTTGCGGCAATAATATCAATAAAATCTATGTTCAATTTTGCAAATACAGTTTGTGGTATTTTAGAAAAATTGCCATAATGTTCAGTAAGTTTTGTACTACTTTTGAGGACATGTTCAAAACTTACAGGCATTGATCCGCCTTCAAATGCAGTAGGTTCGTATTTACAAACTAATGGTAACATAGCATTAATTTTTGTACTACCAAATACTAGTGTATGATAGTAATCCTGCATTTCTTGCGGAATAATATCGTCTTTAACTATTATCATCTAACATGTCAACAAAAGACGCAAGGTTGTCAAATACTTTTGTTGCTTTCCTAATATTTCTGTATGTAAATCTTTTGTTAATTAATTCTTCTGTTTCTTTACCGTATCCTGTCCGTACTAATATAGGTCTTGCTCCCATTTTAAGTGCGGCTTTTAGATCTGATATTTTATCTCCAACAAAATATCCTTTGTTAAATTTAACATGTTTTACTTCTTGTTCGCAACGCTTGAACATTCCTGTATTTGGTTTTGCAAACATATCTTTTTTTGAACTACTTGCACTATAGTACAATCCGTCAATACTAGGACATCCTGCTTTACCTAATTCTTCAAACATATGATGATGTACTTTTTCAACATCTTCTTGAGTGTAAATACCCTTCTCAATTCCGCCTTGGTTGGTAATAATAACAATTTTATGGCCAAGTTTGCGTAGTTTTACTATTGCCTCTAAACTACCTTCTTCAAATTCCCAATCATCTACTTTATAAACATAATCTTTTATGTCTTTGTTAATTACGCCGTCTCTGTCTAAACCAACTACACACTTAGGTGCTATATATTCAGGTTTATAAAAGTCGACATTAACATCATCACTCCATACTATCTTTGGGTTGCTCATCTGCTACTTTTCCTTTTATTTCATCCAACAAACCTTCTTGGCTATCACCTGGAATAAGCCTATAATTATCTTCCACACTATCAGCAGTGCTAACTTCTGTGATACTACTGTTATCTTCTAATGCTTCTAACTGATGCGGTAATAATGGTTTATTACGCCATGTCATTCCTTGTGTTAAAGTTTGACTGAATAATGTTGCAGTCTTTGTATCAATCCATCGTACAATAAAACTACCTTCATTTACAAACCAACTTTCGTCTTTCTCTTTATGAAAGTGCATACTAAATTTATTTCCTTTTTTAGTAAAAACCATCATTTTGCCACAATATAAATCATTGGTAGCCCAAATTAATTCAAAGCCCCAACCTTTATCTACTTTACCTTCTAGTCTTTCCATGTTTCTATCCATTCCTCCGGTTTGGTAAATTTAAACTCACCTATTGTTTTAATTAACTTAGTATTATCACTACAAGTATACTTTTGATATTGGCTTACCAAATTATCAGGCATTGGTATAGGTTCTACTTTTGCATTATATTTGTTTGCAATACTATGTGCAATAGTTGTAAAACTTGTTGTTTCGCCTGTACCTACATTCCATATACCCATTTCATCAATGTGCATCATTTTTTCAATAATTTTACATACATCTCCTACGTATATAAAATCTCTTAAAAATTCACTACTGCCTACAAATGGATGTACTTTGCCTGTTTCTTTTGCTTGTGCTTTAAACTTATGGAATACACTCATTTGATCACCCTTGTGTTCTTCGTGTTCTCCATATACATTAAAAAAGCGTAACCCTTTAATGTTACATTTATAATCTTCCCATTTAATCATTTCTACACCACGATCAAATAAGTATTTTGACCATGAATAAGGACTTTGTGGTTGCTTAGGTGCATCTTCTTGAAAATTTGTACCATCACCATATACACTAGCACTTGATGCATATATTAAATCAACTCCTTGCATGTCGCAAACTTGCATTAATCTATGACTAAAATCCAAGTTTTGTTTTAAAACTTTTTCAACATCACGTTCTGTTGTGCTTGATATTGCACCCATGTGTAAAACTTTATCAAACTGACTGCAATCAGGAACTACATTTTCAATAAATTCATATTCTGCAATTCCATGCCCCTTACTCATTAGATATTCTTTTAAATTTTTACCAATAAATCCATCTGCACCTGTAATTAATATTTTTAAACTATCACTCATTTATTTTCTCTAATATATTTGTAGTTGAAAAATCTTCAACTGTAGGTACAATATAGACGCTAGTCAAGTCATGTCCTACTACTTCATTAACTTTGTAATCACCACCTTTAACAATTAAGTTTGGCTTTATTGATTTAATTAAATCATATGGTGTATCTTCACTGAATACAATAACTTCATCTACCCAAGATAATATTTCTAATTGTTTTTTCCTTGTTTCTACAGGATTAATTGGACGATTATCACCTTTTAATCTTCTTACACTGCGATCATCATTCAGCCCTACAATAAGTTTGTCGCCTTTTTCTTTAGCGGCTTTTAATAATTCAAAATGTCCAGTATGTAAAATATCAAAGCATCCATTTGTAAAAACAACAGTGCTTTCTAAATCTTCTTTTTTTAACTTATATGTGCCACTATGTTTTACACTAACTGTAGAACCTCTTGTAGCAATTTCTAAACACTTTTTATAATCATATCCTTTGTCTAAACCAAAAACAAATCCTGCTAAGAAACAATCTCCTGCACCTGTTACATCTGATACTTCAACATTTTCTACAGGTATATTATAGTTTACTCCGTCAATGTTAGCAATTACTTCTTTGCCTGCATTAGTTGTTATAATATTTCCTTGCCACTTATCAAATCCAAATTTGTAAAATTCGCTATAGTTTGGTTTTACTAGCCATGCACCTTCGTATTCACTTGCATGACGCTTAGGATCAACAATTATTTTACAGCCAAATGTATTAATATGATTTATTATTTTTTGTGTATGATCTAATGCACCTTTATTGTAATCACTTAGTATTACATAATCATATGGTGCAAAATCACTTTGTAGTATTTGTTCTAAAACAGCATCTGCATCAGCATGTTCATCTTCGTCTAATCTAGTTATATAATGTCCATCTGATATTATTCTTGTTTTAGTACTTCTATTTTGATTATTATGTACAAGTGTTGCATCTATATCTAAATTTTTTAAATTTTCTAATACAAGTCCTGCACCACCTAACGAAGTTGATACTTTATTAATATTAACTATAGGCACTGGTGCCTCTGGACTAATTCTTGAACTAGTACCATACACATATTTGTCTACAATAACATCGCCGAATACTAAGACTTTCATAATTTATAATAACTTACTATCTATTCTTTGTCAAGTAAATTCAAAACTTTTGTTACAGTTTCTAGTTTACTTTGATTAATTTTACTTTGCAATGTATTACGTAAACCGTGATGCAAAGGCTTAGGCCAACTTCCGCTTTTGACCCATGCATATCCATCATGTTCACCATTTAAAATAGGCATAAATTCTTCTTTGACTGCACACAAATAAGTATGAAATTGAAATTGATGATCAGTTGAAATAAAAGTTTCAAGAGGAATAGTCTTTTCTATCTTTGGATTAAATCCAACTTCTTCTTTGATCTCACGCTTTAGTACTTCCCAAGGTGTTTCCTTGCCTTCGCCTGTACCTCCAACTAAACCCCATAAGTTTTTAGTCTTGCCTTTAGCACGATGTAATAGTAAAAAACGTTGTGTTTTTAGACTGTAGAACAGAGTTCCACTGCAAATTATCTTGTTCATAAAAATAATTAGCCGTTGAGAGCGATTCGCCAGGTCCCTCCTGGATATAGTCCCTCAACACTTAACAGCCATTCTTCGCCATCCCAGCGATATTGAATACCTGTTTTAAGATTAGTTACATACGTAACTTCTTTTTTAGTAGCCGCTTCAAATACAACTACAAATTTTGTACCGTCCCATTCGACAATATCATTACGCTTTGCAACAAAGTCTACACCGCCCGAAGATTTCCAAGCATCAGCACCATCTGTATTAGATGCATCGCCTATGTCATTTAGCAACAGTATTCTACCACCTAAACCTTTCATAATATTAGTTGGTACAGTTTTTTGAGGATCAATAATGTAATCTATTGTAGTCCATTGATTATTATTTCTAACTGGACCTGAAATAATGCTATTACTCGGGAACGTATCTGTATCCCAATTTATAATAAGTTGTGTTTCATCCATGGAATTAATACTAATAGTACCAGTAATTTCATGAGTAGTTTCATTAAGTTTTGTAAAGTAAATCCTACTAATATCATCCTGATATTGTCCTGGGTGGCTATCTAATATTTGCTTCCAACTAGTTGAGCCAACCATGCCTTTACTTTCTATTTGTGCTAGTGTGCCTGTAACATATATACCATAATCTTGATAATTAGTACCTACTACATGTTTGGCTGAAGTTGTTTCAATAGAACGTTTTCCGTCTTTATCAGCAACACCAGGTACAATACTGTCATCCCATCTATTCAATTCTGGATTACTCAATCCTAAATCTAACGTTCCGGTACCCTCGTCAAATATGCTTGTAATAATATTTGTAATTACACCCAGACGTTTAACTTTTACAGGCGGACTAATATAAATTGGAGTTGTAAATGTTAATGTTGATACATCAATTTCACTATCAACACCTACTGGAACACTACGTGAACTCCATGTTACACTATCTAACATCACATGCGTCAAACTTGTCCAGTCAATATAGTTGTCAGTTGTTTGTACTTCTAAACTTGGATTGAACAATACAAGTATTTGCTCTAATATTTGCAACTTCATATCAGTATTAGTTGACCAAATATCACAATTAAAAGTAAGTTTGTATGGAGTAGGCATCAATCTTTCTACTGTGTAGTTTTTACCTTCATAGTTTAGATATTCTTTACCTGTGCTATCATAAGCACGTTCTCTAATATTAACTTTACTTACATAACTTGCATCTGCTGTACGTTCTCTATCAATCTCCATACCAGTTACATGCACAGCAATACGTGGTGCACTTGGTATTTTGTTTTCTGTATTGTCCCTAATAATGTTTGCTACTTGACGTGTTAGATCTCCATAGGTAACAGGTATTTGTGTTAAGTTTCCTTTACCGTCTTTGACTGAAAAATTACTCATTAGTCTTACCATCTGAGTAACATATCGCCTTACCTGTCCGTCATAAAAATGTTCCATTAATTATCTGCCTTGGGTCTAAGTACTTTTGAAAGACTTTGTTTTTCTTTAACTGTTTCACCACCAATTTGTGATGTATTGGTATTGTTAATAAATGTAGTTTTTTGTGTATTACGTGTGTCAGTATTTGATAAATCTACTCTAACACCATCTTGTAATTTAATCCAACGATTGCCATCATATCTAAATAATCTTTTAGGTGAAAAGTCTGTTCTCAAAAAATAATCTCCATCTTCTGGTACTGTAGGAAAACTTATACCCATACCATATGGTGATCCGTTATTTCCTTCTACACCTAGTAAGTAGCCCTGGTATCCAGATCGATCTGGACGATCACTAATCATATCAGTAGTTGTACCAATATTGCTTGCGTCTATGTCTGTCTCGTCTGCTGTTTTAAGTGCAACTGTACCATCTGCATTTGTTGCTAAAGTATAATAGTGACTTATATTATAACCGGACTTGGCTGAATCTGCTTCTGCTTGAGCAAGTACAGCATTATTGATATTCATTTCTTTTTCATAAGTTGATAGTACA